TATTCTACTTGGTAATAATCAACAAAACTATCAGGTGAAGCACCTATTGCCACATCTAAAGCTACAATTACAGTTCCGTCATTATAAGCAATTAGTTGGTCAGTTAAAGTTACACTTGCTGGTGGTTGAACTACAAATGGATTTGGAAGTGTTGTACTTGGTACTGTTGGTGCTTGTGTTTTAGTTGCCCAAGTATAATGTGAGTTTTGGTGTTCAATTAAATTTAATCCTACTGTAAAATCTTCGTTAAAAGATAACGAATTAACTCTAAATGGTTTAGCTGAAAATCCTAATGAACTATGTGTAATATTAACTATATCTCCTATTGCTAAATCATAAGCTTGGCCACCAGCATTTATATTTAATTTAATAGCTTCTCTTGATCTTCTTAATATAATTTCTGCCATTTCTTCAGCTTGATATGTTGATGTTATAACTTGCCCAAAATCATATCTTCCCTCTAATAAAAAACCACCATCAGCAGTTTTCATTGTTGCGTGCTGGTCTGCACTTGGTAATCCTGAATCATCAATAGGGGGAAACTGTACTTCGTCAACTTGCCAATTTTTATCAGGAGAAACATAAGATACAATAACTCTATTATATTTATCGTTTTGATTTGGACTCGCTAAACTATAACCACCAAATATATCATCTTCATTTAATGTTATAGATGCACTTCCTGTTGTTTCAATAACTAATCTATATTTTCCACTTGTATAAGGTAAGTAACCTCGACAACCTTTTAATAATGTTCTTGTGTTTTCTATAATCTTTTTAGATGTATCTAATACAGCATTAGCATCAAATATATTAATATCACTACCCCCACTATAAGGTGTAACTTGCGTAACGCAAACTTGTGAAGCATCATAAAAACTTTGTAAATCTATATCTGTTATTGCTAATCCTTTTCCATATCTTGCATCTGTTAAATAATTTAATAAGCACCAAGCTGGATTTGTAGAATAAGAAGCTGTTTGTGCAACTAAACTAGAATTATAAGCAACTACTTTTTTACCTCTTACTAATGCTTGTATTTTTGGAATAGAACCAAAAACATCTTGATTCCATTTAAAACGAACAGCAACATAAGCTAAACCTGATAACTTATGATTACTACCCCAAGAAGATAATGTAGATAATAATGTGGAAGCAGATTGTCCGTCTGAACCATAATGAGGTTCTAATCTAATTAAACTTTCTCCTTTATAAAAATTACTATCAGAACTATCAACTTCAACTGCTGTACCATCTGAAAATGATGATGCAAAAGTTACAACCTTATCATCTATTTTAATTTGCTGAATACTATCTATTTCTCCCTCACTTAAAACCAAAGCAACATATAAATAAGTATTATCTGTTCCTGATGTTTCTATAAATACTCTCGTTCCACCTAATAATCTTTCTCCATATACAACAGGAATATTTGCGTCATTAGATTGTTTATTAAGTAATACACCTGTTTCAAAATCTTCAGGTTCATTAAGGCCAAAGTCAGGAATATCAGGTGTAGGTATTAGCCAAGATATTGCTTTACTAAATACTTTTACTATTGGATCAACTACTTTTTCTACTATACCACCCATTAGATATGAAACTCCCTTTTATATTTAGATGATACTCTATAAATATTATTTGCTTCATCTAGTCTTAACCAATTAATTGGTTCGTCAACATTAAGATAATCTTTAAAATAATGATAAACCCATCTCATAACTTCTTTTGCTTTTCTTATAATTATAATATCGTACAACCAAACATTATTTCCTGTATTCCATTTATCTTTATTTAACTTACCTGTTTTTTTATATTGTTGTTCTGTTGTATCATTTAATAAAGCCCAATTAACAAAACCATATGTTCCTTGTTCATCTTGAAATACTTTATATTGATTTAGATTCATTGATGGTGTTATATGCTGATAAAGTTCTTGGTAAGTATTATTCTTATATTTAGAAAACCTTTGATATAGTTCTATAATATTTTTCATTATGATCGACCCCATTTAATATCTTGTACTGTTTGTGCTGAAAACTCCATTCCAACATCTGTACTAAAGAATCTTTGTGATGATGTTAAATTTGTTTTTCTTCCACTTTTTTTATCAAAGTTAGCCCAATGAGAAGTAATATTTAAAATTAAACTACTTTCAGTTTGTGATTCTGATATTTCAAAAGTATCTATCTGACCATCATATAAAAGAAATGGGTCTGCTATTAAAGCATTAGAACTATCTAAGAAACCACGATAAACAACAACACTATCATTCACAACATTTTCACTTAAACAAGTAGAAATAAAAGTTTGATCTGCACCTGACAATCCTAATTTTAAAGATGTTTTTGTTATATCTACTTCTTCTGTAAATTCAGAAATACCCATAATAAAGCTAGATGAAGTATAAGTAACACTAGAACCTGATACAGAACTTGTTAATGGAAAAGAACAATTTGTTATATTAACAGGGGTACTAAAGCCGATTGTAATAAGATGAACAGGTCTAAGATTGTTAGTCGCTAGTTCGTTCTTTACTGCTGTTGTTAGACTTCTTGTCATCTTCGTATGTTCTCCTATTTACTTTAACATTTAAAACTTTGATGATAGCTTTATCTGATGGTTCTTCATATTTGCCTAGATTATTGTTGACGATATTAATATCTTTTTCGTCAACTAATTCTTCAGCTAGAACATCAACTGTCGCCCAATGCTTAATTAAATATTTCATTACAAAGCTTCTTCAACGTCAAATTGGTATTCGTAATATAATGCACCATCATTAGACACACCACTTACACCGAACTCTTGTATATCAGAAGTTAAATAAACTGTAAAAGGAACATTGTCATAAGTTACAACTGAATCATCTGCTACTGTTGCTATAAGAGGTGGTTCTATTGTTACTGTTGAAGCATTACTAGAAGCTTGTACATCTGCAACTACCATATAAACTTTAGTATGTGATGCGAACTTAATAAAATCACCAGCTTTAAATGCGTGTGGATTATCGTTGTGGTGTGCGTCCATAGCAATCGTTGTATCTCCAACTGCGTGACTACCATTGACTAAAACTGTTCCTGTTTCATTACCTCTAGCATTTTGTATTTCAGGTGGAATAATTGTAAATGTTTCTTTTCTTGATCTTTGTTTCATAATAAAAGCCATTAGTTCTCCATAAACATCTGATCTAGTTGCTGTAACAATTTGAACTGAAAAAGCAAATCTTTGACCATCTATTTGACGAACTAATCTTTTACCACTATCTGATTTAGAGATAAGAGTATTCTGTATTGACTTTATTCCTAAAGTTCCAAATTTTGCATTTGATATAGGGAAAGCACCTGACATTATATTATACTATTTCTTCCTCTCTCATTAACAGACTCATTAATGATTCTTGATATTGTTCCTCGTCTTTCAATTAATAATTTATCTACTCCACTTGCGTCAACAGCATTAATTGTAAAATTAACATTGACACTTCCTGTTCCTGTTCCTCTTGCTGATTGTGTAATTTGACCAGCTTGATTCGGTATAAATAATTCTGCACCATTCTCACCTACTACAATAGGTTTATTTTTTGGTACTGAACCACCACTTGCAAAGAATCCAAATAATCCACCATTACCACCACCACCACCACCCATAGCCATAAGCATAGCTTGTAGTGCAACTTGTTTTTGTAATTCGTTTGTTTGATTTCTCATTTTACCTAATTTTGTATTTTGTAGTGCTACATCTAATGCTAATCTTATTCCCATTTCAATTATTTGTGATAGCATTTTTACAGCAATATCTTGTGCTATTTTTCTAAATGTATCTGATAAATTTTCTCCTAATAAAACTGACTTAGCAATTCCATTAGAAACTTTTGTAATACCTTTATTAATAGATGTAGCTATTATGCCACCTATATCTTTTAATTTATCTCTCATTGTTTCTAAAGCACCCTTATTTAAATCATTAATAGTTTCTTCTAAAACTCTAAATTGAAATCTAATTTTATCTGCTAATGTTGCTTCAGGTATTTTTTTTGTTATATTTACTGCTGATGGTAAATCTACTGAACTAGATGGTGTATCTTCTGTAATACCTCTAATTTCTTTTATCTTTTTTATAATTTTATCTAATTGTGAAATAAGTATAGCACCACCAGCAATTAATAAGTTTTTCTTCGTTGCTTTATTAAAAGACAACATAGCAATAGTTGCACCTCTTATTGCGATTGCTAAATTAGTAAAGAATACAATTAATTTATAAGCTATTAATATTTTGATAGTTTCTATGATAGCTGTCATATTATCTTTTAAAAATATTAAAACTGAAGCAGTACCTTTAATAGCTTTACTTAATCCTGTTCCAATAATTTCAGCAAATTCATTTATTGTTTGTTTATTATCTTCAACTGTTTTTTTTAAATTACCAAGATTATTTGTTAAAGCACCAAAAAATCCTTTTGATACTTCTACTTGAAATATGAAAAAAGCATCTTTTAAGTTAGAAATTGTACCAAATAAAGTTTGGGCTAAATCTTCCATTAATTTGCCATACTCTCCACCTGTTCCAAAAGCTTTTCTTAAATTTTCTATTGATTCTTTGACACTTGCTTTTTGACCCTCTTTAAAACCAGCCATAGCTTTAATACCACGTTCTCTAAATAGTTCGGCACTTCCAATACCAGCACTAAATGATCTTTGTATTTGTAAAGAAGCTAAAGCAAAATCATTACCTAATAATGTTGCTGTATTACCTGTTATAATTAAAAGTTCTTCAAATGATACACCACTTGCTTCTGCTTGTTTTCTTACAGTTGCTAGTGCAGTTATACCTTGTTGTATATTTTTTAGTTCAAAAGGGGTTGTTCTTGCAAAATCAGTTACGGATTTTAGTGCTTTCTCACCCTCTTTTGCTGAACCAAATAATGCTTTTAATTGTACACCTAAGTTTTCTATCTGAATACCAGCATCAACAAAACCTTTAATAACAATTCCAGCACCTAATCCTATAAAAGCATTTCTTAAATTAAAAACAGATTGTCTGACTTTTTGTAGATTGTTTTGTATTCCATTAAGTGCTTGTTTTGATTTATCTCGTGCTACTATGTCTATATTGAGTCTTTGTGTCATTATGTTTTTAACCTTTTTGCTTCAGCTAGTGATGTTCTTGTTTTATACTCATCTTGTTCTTTTTTCAAGTAAGCTAACCAAAGATTATAATGGCTTATAGGCATTTCTAAAACCTCTTGAATTGTGATGTGGAGTCTGTCTGCTACTATCAAAAGCGACCTAGTTTCAGGGTCGCTATTTACTTTTTTTCGGCTTCCTCGTAATTAGCATCTGCAAGAATACGATTTGCAACAGTAGCAATAACATTAGAATCTGCTTTTTTTCTTAATGAAAATTTATCTTCAGGTTTAAAAGCTTTAATATGTTCACCTTTATCGTTTTTAACTTGAAGTTTCATTATAAGTAAATCAACAAGAACAGTTAAGTCTTGGAAGTTATTAGACTTCTTAAATATAATGTTTTTTTCTTCTAAGGTTA